AAACCGTACTCGTGACTACACGCCAAACCGTAAGTCATGTATACGGTCAAACCGTACTTAAACAAACAATTAACAAAAAAGAAAACAAAGAACGTTTTTTTGATTTTTTAGGGAACTTCCCAAACATGACTGTTGATGAAGCCAAGGTTTATCGTGCCTGGACAAAAGCACTCCTAAAGGGCACTAGTGAAGATTTACTTGTTACTGCTTCGCAGGCTAATAGGGAAATGCTTGAACCTGATGCTTGGTTGAACTTTGAGAAGTGGAAGAGCTATAAACCTAGTGATCATGATGACTGGTGGGGTAGGGCTGTAAATGACTAATACTAGGGATGCTGTTGAGCGTAGCGTGTTAGGTGGGTTGTTGACTTTCCCGAAGGTGTGGGATGATTTGCAGCTTGTTGCAGACTATTTTGGTGATGCTTTGAATAGGCTGATTTTTGAGCGTATGCAGGTGTTGCGTGCTGATGGTGCTGAACCTGATGTTGTGTTGGTGAACGCTGGTTTGGATGGGCGTGGCGTTGAGCGTGTCTTTGAGTGCACTGGTGATGCCCCTATGTCGCCTGTTGCTGTGGTTTATCATGCTAAACAGTTGAAGGCTATGTGGGCTAAAAGTGAGTTGGAGTTGGCTGGAAGGATTTTGGCTGATGATGCTTTGAAGGTTGAGAGTGATGTTTCTGGTTTGGTTGCTGGGGCGTTGCAGGTTGTGGATCGTGTTTCTGCTAGTCAGGTTGGTCTAAGCATTGTTTATCCTGGAGAGTTTTTGCCTGAGTATGTGTCTGAGATGTCGAGCAAACCCCCTTTTATGCCTACTTGCTGGAAACGGTTGAACAAGTTTATTGGTGGTTGGCGTGATGCAGGTTTTTATGTTGTGGCAGGTCGCCCTGGTCAGGGTAAGACTATTGTTGCTTTGCAGGCTGCTTTTGAACTGTCGAAGCAGGGTAAGCACGTGCTTTATTTTAGTTTGGAGATGCCTGCTCTGCAGTTGCAACATCGTTTGTTGGCTCAGGCGTTGTGTATTGACTATTCTTTGATTGCCAATGATGAGCTTGATTTTGAGATTATGAACGCTGATGCTACTCATGTTTGGGCTAGGGATGTTGTTGCTTCGGCAGCTGATAGTCTGGGCAACAATCTAGGCCTTATCGGTCTAGGTAAGTTGACTCCTAATGTGGTTCGGGCTTATGTTTCGGCTGCTTCTAAGGTTCGTAAGGTTGATGCTGTGTTTATAGATTATTTGGGTTTGATGCATGATGACGTTGAGCATAGGGACAAGATTTCTCGTATCGGCAGTGTCAGTAATCAGTTAAAGCAATTTGCTTTGGAGTTGAGTATCCCTGTTGTTGTTGCTGTTCAGTTGAATCGTGACGTAGAGAATCGGAGCAACGGTAAACCCCAGTTAAGTGATCTAAGGGACTCTGGAAGTATTGAGCAGGATGCTGATGTTGTGTTGATGATTGGTAGGAAGCATCGTGAAGGCGATAACCCTGATGGGCAGGGCAGTGATTTTGCTTTGGTTGTGGCTAAGAATAGGCATGGCGAAACTGGTGCTGCTAGATTTATAGCTCAAGATGCTTTTAGCAGAATTGTGGAGATAAATCATGAATGATTTGTTTAGTGATAACGATTGGGTTGATTTGGAACGTTCAGCTGCACCTTTGACTTCTGCTGTTGCTATGGATGAGATCACTGAAACCCTTATTAGGCCTTTTGATTATGAGAGTTCTGGGGTTGAGAAGTTTTACCCTTATTTGTTGCCTGATGGGTTGCCTAAAGATTTTGGTTTGGGTGTCATTGTTGGTGCTTCTGGTTCAGGTAAATCTAGTTTGCTGAAACATTTTGGGGCTGTAGATCAGCATGAGTGGAATGATGGCAGTGTTGTGTCTAATTTTGCTTCTGCTGTTGAAGCCAATGAGAAGTTATCTGCAGCTGGTTTGATGAGCATCCCTGATTGGGTGAAGCCTTACAGTGTTTTGAGTAACGGCCAGAAGTTTCGTGCAGATTTGGCTCGTAGTTTGCGTGATGGTGCTGTGATTGATGAGTTTACGAGTGTTGTTGATCGTAATGTTGCTAAGGCTGCTTCTACTTCTATGGCTCGCTACATTCGTAAGAATAATGTCCGTAACGTGGTTTTAGCTTCGTGCCATCGTGACGTTTTAGAGTTTTTGCAACCTGATTGGGTTATTGATACTGATAGGGGTCAGTGGACTTCGGGAAGGTATCTTCGGCAACCTAGATTGGTTCTCAACGTTTATGCTTGCTCAAACGCCTTATGGAGTGTCTTCGCTGAACATCACTATCTCTCTGGGCAAGTCAACAAAGCTGCACACTGCTACGCAGCAGTTTGGGAAGGTCAGCTAGTGGGATTTTATGCTGTGTTGGCTTATCCGTCTGGGACGGTGAAGAACGCTTTTAGGGGTCATAGGTTAGTTATTTTGCCTGATTATCAGGGTTTTGGTTTTGGACATCATTTGGCTGAGCTTGTTGCTCAACATTACTTGGATAATGGTAAAAGGTTCTTTGCTAAGACTTCGCATCCACGTTTGGGCGAGTATCGTGATAGTTCTAAGTTGTGGAAGCCTACTTCTAAGAATCACATGGTGAGATCTGATGCTAAAGTTAGCCATAATTCTAGGTGGGTTATGAACCCTAATCGGTGGAGTTATAGTCATGAGTTTGTTGGTGGGGATTATGCAGGATAATCAGGTTGAGTGTTGTCGTTGTGGGTTTAAGTGGGTTGTGAATGCTGAGAAGCGTGGCAGGAAAGATTTGAAGTGTATTAGCTGCAGAGTCAAACCTGCACATACGATTCAATACGGCAAGTTACGCTGTACCCCACATCAGGGCAGTCTTGATGCTGATCTAAACCCTGTAGACGGTAAGGGCAGGATTGTGTTGCCTGGGGTTAGGGTTTGTGGTCATAGGGATTGTGTGAACCCTACACACATTGTCAGCGATTAGCACTACAATAAATCTGCAACACAATAAAACAGAAAACATAACACTTACGCATTAGAGAAAGAAGATTCAAATGGCAGTTGTAAAAGTTTCAGGTAAAGTTTCAAAAGTATTCGGGGCAAGCAATCAAGGGTTATCTTTGGTTGAGTCCTACAAGTCTGCTACAGGTGAAGACTACACTCGCACCTATACAGTGTGGTTTGCTGTAGCTCACAACTTAACTGAAGGTAGTGATGTTACTGTGTACGGTCAGTTGAGCACAAAGATTGAAGATTACGAAGACCGTAACGGTCAGCCTGCACGTAAAGTCAAGTTGGACATCAATAACGCACAGATTGATGCTCCACCTGCTCCACCAGTCACCAACGCACCGTTCTAAGTCATGCGTCAATGGATTGTAGGTTTTCTCTTTGGCCTACTTTTCATAACTAACGCAGTTTCCACAAGTCAACCCCTATCAGCCGTAAATGGTGTGGTAGGGGTTTTCTGCTGGTTAGTGATTGTGGTGAATTATTATGGCAAGAAATAGTTTCAGCTTCACCGTCTTCGGTTACGAGCCACGCCCACAGGGTAGCAAGAAGTATGTAGGCAGTAGGCGTACTGCTGCAGGAAATAACATTCCTATGATTGTTGAAGCTTCACCTGGGTTGCCTGTTTGGCGTAAGGCTGTGTCGGATGCTGTTGTTCAGGGGATGCAGGATTCAGGTGATCTAAGTAAGTTTGAAGGTGCTCTAAAGGTTGAAGCAGTCTTTTATGTGACTCGCAAGCCTACGGTCAAGAGAGAGTTCCCTACTGTTCCACCCGATGTAGATAAACTCGCAAGAAGCCTTTTAGATTCTTTGAAGCCTGTTTGGGGTGATGATAGCCAAGTTGTACGCCTTGAAGTGTCTAAGAAGTATGCGACAGGTCAGCCAGGGGTGGCGGTGACTATCACTAACTACAGCGAATCTGTATAGTTTTAGCCTGTTTCTATACAGGTAACAGATTTATAACAACTGCGACACGCCCATAAAATAAATTAGGTATTTCTGCCCTAAAACTGCTAGATTTGACCTATCAGCCAAAAGGTTGAGTTCGGACAAACAAAGGAACAGAAAATGAAAAACGCAGAAAACACACTAAACGAAATGCTAGAAGCAATCAGCTTGTTTGCAGAGTTCGTTGTTG